CTTGATAGAATACCTTTTAGAGATAGTAGCATGGCTATGGATGTTGCTGTTCCTATGTTTACAGGAGATAAGGAAATATCTTTTCCAGCAGGATATGACAATGACGCACAAGTTGTAATACAACAATCACAACCATTGCCAATGACAATATTAGCAATTATGAGAAGGTCAAATACATTTGATGCTTAAATTAGAAAAATTAACAATTAATCATGTTCAGCAAATACAAACTGATTTTGAATTTAATCAACTGCATAGGGATATGATATGTAAAAGTAATCTTAAAGGTTACGTTGCCATTTTTGATGAACAACCAGTTGCTATAGGTGGTATTCATACTCTTTGGGATGGTGTTGCTGAGGGTTGGTTTGTTATTGGCAGTCTAGGTAAAAGTTATCCATTACATCTTGCTAGAGTTGTGAAACGTATGGTTAATATCATTATAGAAGAAAATAATTTATTTAGATTACAAGCTAGTGTATGTTTAAATGATAAAAAGGCAGTTAGATTTATTAAGTGGTTAAAGTTTCAACAAGAGGGAATAATGAGTAAGTTCGGGCCGGACAAATCAGACTATTATCGTTATGCTTGGGTGAGGGAATGAGTCCAGTTATAGCCGCAGCAGTTTTAGGTGCTGGTTTTTTAAGTTATAAAGGCAACATGGCAGCAGCCAGAGCAGCTAGACAAACAGCAGAATACAATGCTCAAGTAGAAGAAAATGAAGCTGTGCTTTTACAAAGAGCAAAGATTGAAGAAGAAAATCAACTTAGACAGCAAGCAAATAGGCTTGAAGGATTACAAAGAGTAGCAACAGCAAAATCTGGTATTACAATGAGTGGTAGTCCAATGCAAGCCTTGGCAGACACATATTTTAATACAGAATTGGATGCTTTAAAAATTCAATACGCATCTAGTATAGAGCAAACACAAAAGGTAAGTGCAGCAACCTTATTAAGAGCAGAAGGGGCTGCTAGATCAAGTGCATTAAGAACAAGAGCCTATCAAAGTTTATTAGAAGGTGGCAGAAGAGCAATGTTGGTGTAAAATGGCAAGAATCCCACTATATAATCAAGGCAGAGGAACAACACAAAAGTTAGCAACAGGTTCATTATCGCCAGCTGCAAATGTTGGTGCATTTACTGCTCCTGGTCAAGCAACAGCATCCTTTGCAAACTCAGTAGGTCAAATTGCTTTTGACTTCGGACAGGCTGAACAAAGAAAACAAGATGAAGATGCAATAGAAACAAATAAAATAGCTTTTCGTCAAGCCAGTGAAGATTTTAGAAAAAACAACAAAACTGACAATTATGAAGAATTTAAGGATAAATACTCAGCATGGCAACAAGGATGGATTCAAAATAATACAAAAAATTTTAAAAGTAGAAGAAAAAGATTGGTTGTAAATGCTATTAATCCTATAGCAAGTATTGAAAATTTAAGAGGTCAGAATGAAGCATTTAATCTAAGTGAACAAAATGGCACAATATCCATGAACGATACACTTAAATCTAATGTAAATATTTTAGCAAATTTTCCAGAAAATAGTTTTGAATATCAAGCAGCTTTAAAAGAAAATCAAGATATATTTAAAAGAAATAAATCTCTTGGTAGAAGTTTAGTTTATACACCTGATGGAGCCAAATTAGCAGTAATTGATAAAAGTTTCAAAAATAACATTGATGATGCAACAAACATAGAGCAACTAAATAATATAGAAGCTAAAATTGATAAAAGCACTTTACCTGTTGAAAATATTTTATCCCTTAAAGGTTTTGTAAATAGAAAAAAAGACTACTACCAAACTGGAAGAAAAATTGAACTTGACGATAAAGTAGCAGACTTAGAAGCTAACGCACTTACAAAGGGTATCGAATCATCACAAATTGAAAGTTTACAAAATGAATATATAGCAGTTTATGGAGAAATTGAGGGCAAAGTAAACTTTAATTCTGCAAAAAAAAGATTAGTAATTTCAAAGGATGTTTACAGTATTTACAAAGGTGTAGAGTTTTCAAATTTTGCAACCAAACAAAATGCAGTTACACAAGCATTTATAGATTATGAAAATGCACCATTAGATCAAAAAGCTGAAAAATTGCAGATTGCTGCTGGTTTATCAAAAAAATTAAATGAGGATGCAAAACAAATTTCTAATGATCCTGTGCAATTTATTTTAAATAAAAACAGAGGTAGAGAGTTTACCTCTTTTGCTAGAGTTACAGAACAGAAAAAATTAGGTTTAACTAGAAAACAAGTCAAGCTTTATACCAACAATGAAATGGCAGTCAAAAAAAGTGAGTATGATAGTTTAAATACAGCAAACGAAAAAAAAGCATATTTATTAAACTTAAAAAATCAAAATCAAGGTTTAGAAGAGTATCTTATGCCACAAATGTTTGAAAATGGTTTTGGGTATGTTGAGAATATATTAATGTTAAATGATACAAGCCCATTTAATGAATCTTTGCTTAACTCAAAAAATTTTGTACCACAAAAAGATAAAGCAGCAGAGCTTAGATCAGATTTTCAAGAGATTGCAGTTTTGATTGCAGGTGAATTTCAAGATTTTCGTAAAAGTATTGAAGGTGATCCAATGATAGGTTCTGTGCTTGCAGCAAATGGCAGAAGTGGTAGTGCAGATCAAATAGAAGCAACAATAATTAATTTAGGAAAATATTTAAAACATACAGACCCATCCGTAGACAATGAAACTATTGTTAATAATGCCATGAGTGTGATAAATAATAATTATGATATTGAAAAAATAAATGATGGTTTTGTAAGAATACCTAAGCGATTCGGAGATGATGGAACAATCAGTATTGTGAACAGGTTAAAAAGAGTTATATCCTCAAGAGATTTTGTTGCAAAGGAAGTTTTATTACAAGGTAGATTGCAGCCTGATGCGTATAGAAAACTTAGTTCTTTTACTTGGGTAACAAATGATGATGAAACAGGTGTTAGATTAATAAATTCAAATGCAGGTGGCAGTTCAGTTTTAGGTCTTGATAGCAAACCTATTGAATTAAGTTTTGAAGAAATTTTAGCGTCAGAGAAGGCCATTGAAGAGCTTGCTCAAGAACAAAAGGATGCCTTTAATGAAGAGTTGCGTAAACGAAAATATGGTGGCAGAGAAATAGAATGACAAACCTTTACTTGCCTCCACAACAAGATGATCCAATACTTAGAGATGAGTTTGAAAACTACGCAGTAGCTTCTAATCTTGATGTTCTTGGAACTACTTTGGAGGAAACTCTTTATTATAATCCATTTGTGTCTATATCAAGAGGTATGATTCTTAAGCATCAAAAAACTCAGGGTCGGCAACTGTCAGAAGAAGAATTTAAAAATAGTGAGTATTTTAGAGAAGGTCTGGTTTATCCACAGGAAGGTTTGTCAGAGGGTGCTGCTAGAGTAATAGCAGAAAGTTATGATGAAAGAGAGTCAAGAAAACAAATTCTTTCCAGAGGTAAGGGAGGATTTGCTATGGGTGCAGCAAAATTTGGAGTTGGGGTTATTGGAAGTTTTTTTGATCCATTAAATGTTGCATCTGTATTTATTCCAGGTGCAGCTATCAGGAGTTTTGTAAATGCGAGAAGAGCAGTCAAAGCTGCTGAGAATGTTACAAAAGGTAGAATTATACAGGAGAGTATGTTTCAAACTGGGAAAACAACAAAAAGATTTGGTTTTGGTGCGTTAGAAGGTGCAGTAGGTACTGCTCCTTTAGAAATACCAATTCTTGCAGTAGCAGAAATGGAACAGGATAAAGATTACACTTTGTTAGATAGTTTCTTAAATGTAACTATTGGTTCAGTGCTTGGTGGAGGTATACATGCTGTTGGTGGCAAGTTTTCTGATAGGATGCAAAGACTTAGGAAAGAAACACAAGAACTTGCTCTAAGGACATCTGTAGTCCAAAATACAATGGGTCAAAGAACTAACATTAGAGAAATTTTAGAGGGTGATCCATCATACGCAAAATTAAAGTATGATCCAAGATTTTCAGAGCCACAAGTTGTAAGTTTTGCAGATCAAAAAAGTGTTGTGGCTACATTAGATGATTTGGATAAAAGATTAGTTATTGATTATATTAGGAAAGGCAGGAAACTGCCTAGTGTTTTAAATCCAGTTGCAAAAAAAGATACACCAAAAAGTTTAGCACAATGGTTAAGAACAAAAAAATATAATCCACAATCATCAGATGTTGAGGAAATAAGAGGTTACCTAGATAAAGGGTCTTTTGCTTTTGAAAACAAACAAGCACTTACATTAGATGAGGTCATTAGAGATGCAACAGATGCAGGATATTTTAGACAAGAGCCAACAGTAGGTGAATTTGCAGAGGCAGTTGCAGATGATTTATCTAGTTTTAGAAGAACATTTAAAGAAGAAGATTTAGATAAAGTGCGTGATATAAATAATGCTTTAGAATATAGAGCATTGGCAGATGAGTTTGGGATAAATTATTATGGCATGGATGATAAAACTTTTTTTATAGCTATTAAGAACATTTCTGAAGCAGATGCTTACCATAACAGCATGATGGCAAGGGAAAATCCATATTCAGAATATGGAATGATGCCAGAAGATTTTGATACTATGATGACAAAACAAATGGAAAGTGAAAAAGCTTATGATATTCATATTCAAACAGAGGGAGTAGAGGATATACATTCAGGACAAGGGCCTATCTTCAAAGACCCAGAGGTTGAACAACTTAATGCTGAATCACTTGATTTAGAAACTGACATAGAAACTCTTAGGAATAATAATTTAATTGATGAAGATGATGAGTTAGCTATAAGAGAAGCAAATGAAGGTATTGAAAGGGTAGATGTATCATTTAGAGAAGCTGCTTTAGCTGGTGCAAGATGTATCAAGAGGTCAACATAATGTCGCAACAATGTATAAATCAAATATTAAATAAAGCAAAAGAACTTGGAAAAGAACTTAAAGGTAAAGAAGCAGAAACAATTTACGAAAATCTAATTAAACTAAGAAAAAATAGAACAGTAATGAGTCAATCTGATGATGACTTGTTAGTTAATGAAGCAGTAGAAATTTTTTTAAATGCAAAAATAGTAGCTGCTAGAATAAAAAACAACACATTAAGAAACATAAGGATTAGAGCTAATATCTTAAATAAAATTAAAACTTCTGGTGGAAATCCATATAAAACTTTGCGTGGCTTTTTGGTTGGGGATGCAAAAAATCACGATTTATTAAGTGTAGATGCTCAAAGTAGAGCAACTGTTATGGATTTGCAAAATCAACTTTTAATTGGTTTAGAAAAAAGAGGACTTACTCAGGTAGCTATGAAAGGAGGTTTAGACAAAGAAATATCAATGGCTTTACATCCAAAATACGGAGAAACACCAGAAAGTTTAAGGCAAAATTTACCAAGAGAAGCTATTTTAATTGCAGATGCTATTCGTAAAGTTCAAAAATACTCTTTAAACAGAAAAAATAGAGCAGGTGCATACATAAATGAGATTGAAAATTATATAACAAGACAATCACATGATGCAGCATTGATGAGAGATGCTGGATTTGATAAATGGTATGAAGATATAACACCAAAACTTGATGAAAAAACTTATGCAGATTTATTGCCAAGAAAAGATGGCAAGGACATGAAAGTTGAATTTTTGCGTGAGGTTTACAATAGTTTAGTTTCTGGAGTTCATCAAAAAAATGATGCAGAATATTTAATTAATGGGTTAAAAGACCCTATTACTGCTTTTAAAGGGCCACAAAACTTAGCAAAAAAACTAAGTCAATCAAGGGTTTTACATTTTAAAGATGGTGAAGTAGCTCATCAATATTTTGAACAATATAATAGAAGAAGTTTAATAGAAACTGTTATAGATGGTTTAATACATGATGGAAGATCAATAGCATTAATGGAAAATCTAGGAACAAATCCAAGAGCAATGGTTGAAAGAATACTTGATGATATTGATAAAATAGCGAAAGCTGATCCAAAACTTGAGCCAACAATGAAAAAACAAAGAAGAAGAGCTTTAGGAGAATTCAGTAATGTTGATAATTCAGTCAATGCAGTTGGTTCAAGTCAAAGTATTTTTTTTGGAGCAGACTTTGCGAGTGTAGCTGCTGGATTTAGGATGGTACAAGAAATGGCAAAATTAGGAGCAGCAACCATATCATCCATTACTGATCTAGCATCTAAAGCTGCGTTTTTATCTTCTAATACAGAAAGAGGATTTTTTCACAGTTTTGGTCGATCTATAGGAGACACAGTAGAGGGTTTAACTGGGCCACAAAGAAAACAGTTTGCAATAAGACTGTTAGTTGGCACAGAAGCAATGACTGGCAACATAATATCAAGACATGGGCCGGATGACTTTGGGCCTGGTTTTATTGGAAGATCACACGCTTTATTTTATAAACTAAATGGGATGAGGTATTGGAATCATGCACAAAAAGTAGGTGTAGCTAGAGTTTTAGCTTTTGATGGTGCTGAAGCCGTTACAAAAAATTGGAATAATGTAGATTCTAACTTCAAACAAATGTTAGGTAAATATGGAATATCAGAGGATGAGATTAAACTTTTTAGGAAAGTAGATATGAAGGCAGAGGATGGCAATAAATATTTATTTCCTGATTTGGTAGATGACATTGGTAATGATGTTTTAGATGTGTATATTAGACAAAAAAAAGGTACATTAAATATAACTGATAATTTAAGATTTCAGTTGAGAGATGAACTAAGAACTAAAATAGGAACAATGTATGTTGATGGTGCAGATACAGCAATACCTACTCCTGGTGCTAAGGAAAGATATATTATGAATCTTGGTTATCAAAAAGGAACTATCGGTGGTGAAGTGGTAAGATTAATAATGCAACTTAAAGGGTTTCCTATTACTATGATTACCAAAGGATTGACTAGACAATATTACTCAAGTGGATTTACAGGAACTATGAAAATGATTAGTGGCATGACAGCTATGGGTTATGTTGCAATGACAGCAAAAGACTTGTTAAGAGGTAAAGACCCAAAAGATTTATTTAGTGATGATTATATGAAATCAGCTAAAGTTTTGAAAATGTCTATGCTTCAAGGTGGAGGTATGGGAATATTCGGTGATTACCTTTTTGGAGAGTTTAATAGATATGGACAATCATTTACTCAAACACTTGCAGGCCCTACATTTGGTGCAGTAGATGATTTAGCCACTATGTATTCAAAGTTTATTAAAGGAGAAAAAGTAGCAAAAGATGCTGTAAGATTTGCAATAAGTAATACACCTTATGCAAATTTATTTTATACTAGAGCAGCTATGGAGTATATGTTTTTTCATGGAATGATGGAACATTATGATTCTGGTTACTTAAAAAGGGTAGAAAGAAGATTAAAAGAAGATTATGGGCAAAAATACTTTTTCCCACCATCAAAATATGCAAGAGAAACTATTGTAGATAAGTTAATTGATTAATTATCGAAAAAAGTATATAAGAAACTATGAGGTACTAAATGACAGTAAGTAGCACAACCACTAAAAACAGTTACTCTGGTAATGCAAGCACAACTGTTTTCGCT